CATGGCGCAAGAGGGGCTGAAGGCAATCCCCACAACGCCAAGCGTAGCGGCCGAGTTCGGGTGCGATGAAACGGGCGAAGCGTATTACCACGTTTCGATTCGATGGAACGAAGCCACACCCGACAACCCGGCCGAATCGCGCTGCGATGCTTGCGGGCGAACCGATTGCCGCAATCACGCTTGCCTTGACGAAAACCTTCTGCCCCCGCATTGCCGCCCCCTTTGATCGACCACAACCGACACCCGCGAACACGACGAAACCGACCACAACCGACCACAACCACCAACGGGAGATAACAAACATGACCACAACCGCAACCGATACAACCGCCGACAAACTGGCCGAAATGCTCCAAGAGAACACGGGCCGTAGCTTCCTGGATTCGGGCGATTACTACGGCCGCAATTGGGAAGCCAATCAGGGCGCAGACTTTGAAGCGCAGCCTGAAGGCCGGTTGGAATTCTGGGAGCGCAACGGGGAATCGGACATTCTCCCTACCGTCAACGTCTACCACTTCCTGAAGGATCGGCTGGAATACAACCCGGAACTAGACGAACGCTACCGCGAATACGTCGAGCGGGAAGCGTTGCGCCTTGACCTACCGTCGGCGCGGGCGTTTGTCGACACCCTGGAAGGCGCGGGCGGAATCTACGGGGAGGGCGAACCGCTGACCGTCAACACGTACAACGGGGAAGACTTGCTTTCCCAGATTCTGCAATACGTCTACTGGACGGATGACGATGGGGCGCACGTCATGCTGCAGATTCACGGGGGATGCGACGCGCGGGGCGGATACACAACGCCCGTTGCGTTCGACGTAGCCGATTACGATGGGACGTCGATTCTCGACAATGCCCGCGCGTCGATCTATTGCGACGATTGCGGGAAGCATTGGGATACCGACGATTCCTGCAATTGGTATCCCGATGGGTGTTGCGGGCAGGGCTACACAAACCTGGAAGACTACCCCGCAACCGACCAACGGCCCGACTATCCCGAACGGCCCGCCCCGTCGCAACGTAGCTTGCCGATCGACTTGCCCAAACGGCCCGAACCGTGCGCGGGCGTGGTTTGGGTAGACGATGACCGCAACGGGCATTGCCCCTATTGCGGTGGCCTCTTGCACCTTGCCCCGTGGCCTTGCGGCTAGGGAGTAAATGCCATGAAAGCAACCGACCTACGCAAGGGCATAGCCGTAGAAACGGCGCGCGGCACAAAGGTAGTCCAATCCTCCACCCCGACGAACGGAGCATTGCAGCGGGTGGCGTTCACGGATGGCGACGTTTGCCTATGCCCGCCGGATACCGAATACAACATTGCAGACACAACACAACGGGAGCTGACACCATGACAACCGCAACCGCAATTGATACCGACACTGACACCCCCAGAATCTACGTTGCTTGCCTTGCGTCCTACAACGCGGGCATCCTTCACGGGCAGTGGATCGACGCAACCGACGTCGACGAAATACGCGAAGCAATCGAAAACATGCTTGCCACGTCTCGGCAACCGATTGCCGAGGAGTGGGCAATCCACGATTACGAAAACTTCGGAGGGCTTCGCCTTTCGGAGTGGGAAGACCTGGACAAGGTAGCCGAATTGGGCGCGCTGATTGAAGAGCACGGGGAAGCGTTCGCAGCGTATGCGGACAACGTAGGAATCGACCACGTAACGGCGGACGGTTTCCAGGAAGCCTATTGCGGGGAATACGATTCGGAACGCGCCTACGCTGAAGAACTGTTTGACGAATTGTACTTGCACGACGTACCGGAACACGTCCAGAACTACATCGATTATGACGCATTCGCGCGCGACGTTTTCATGGGCGACAACTACAGCGTAGCGGGCGAATCGGGTTGCCTTTACGTCTTCCGAAACTGCTAACCCGGCGCGCCCGGATAGCGCCGGATTGGCGCAGGCGGCGCGCCGCCATCGCGCCGGGTTTGCGACGGGAACCTTGAACCGATGGGACAACGAACCATGATAGACAACCAGCAGACCGACACGCAAGATTGCACGCCTACCGTCCCCGTTGTGTTGCGGGCTTGGCGGTCCGGGGGTGGAGTCTTCGCGCTCTTCCCCACGTTGCCAGCGGACGAATACGGGCGACATTGTGACGCCTACGCGATGGTTGGCCAACATACGGGGGCGAACTACTGGCTATGCCTGCAGGCAAGCCGACCGGCAACCAGCACGGAAGGCGCACCCCTTGTCCGGGAATTGGAGCGGATCGGCTACCGCCCGCGCGTGGTCCAACGGGCAACCGCAGCAATGCACCGGGAACGGCAAGCCGAAGCGCGCCGAGTCAACGCGGCAATGCGGACCGCAGCCGGATGAACGCGGCATTGCTATGGGGTGAACGCGGCAAACCGCCTGAAACAGGGTGGTTTTTTTCATGCGCGCTCGACGTCGCTCGACGTCGCCCCGTAAGGGCCGTTTGGAAAATGGGGTGTCCGAAGACGGGGGTAGGTATGGAAACGCGACGTCGGGCGACGTCGTGACTCTGGTACGGTATCGCGTGGCAAGGATGGTAGGTTGGGGCGGATGAGAAGTTCAGGGCTTGCGGCTTGCAGGACAGAATGATTACTTTTCCCAATTGCCCTATTTATCACGTACAAGAGACAAAACAGGAAAATAGGAAAACCGTAATGGTAGAAGTAGTAGTAAAATAGAGAGATTGGAAAAGTAATCATTTTCGATACAACCCCGACGACGCGGCAAAACTGAATACCAGCGTTTGTATGCGCGCCGTAAACCATTGCCACACCGACAGTTATAGCGACAGGTTCTCCGAATTCTCACGCGCGGTTATGGTGCGCGTCCATGTTCCAGGTTTTTCCGCCGCCCAATCGCCTTAATAGTCACAACTGGTGGAACCGGGATAACCCTATTGCATCGAATCCGGTCCGATCCGGCCGCACACTCCCGACAACCACCCCGACCGGCCCGGCCGCGTCATTTTCTCGGAATTCTCGCCTGGATTCGGCCCAACACCCGCGCTGGACCCCGCCACTAGACGCCATAACTAATTGACCTGCTATTACTTACGGAAATCCACCTTTCCCGCAAGCCCCGAATTCTGCCCGGCCATGTCGACATCATGGACGTCCGACGATGATAGCGCAGCGGTCCGATTCTATGGCCAACCAGCCGGCGGAACCCGCACAACACCGACGAAAACCCAACGCATGGGTGGAAGGCGGTCGGGTTGTGCGGGGCAGGGTAGTCCGGTCGTGCGGGACGAAGGGGTGGGGTCAAATTTGCCGATTGAAACGAATGTAGGGGTGGCACACCACTTGCTGCCCTTTCGACTGCCTGCGCCTACCTCATCAAACCATTGACGCGGCAAACGATTCCGAGGGTGCTTGGGCTCGCCCGCCACAAACTTGACTTCAGTCGCAGGCCAATTAGAGTTGAGATAGATGCTTCAGCACCATTGACCAATAATACCTACGAGAGGCACCTATGAGGAACACCGAAAACACCAAGAAACTCATCCCGTACTACCGAGTCAGCACCCGGAAACAGGAACAGTCGGGACTCGGACTGGAAGGCCAGCAAACAGAAGTCCAAGGCTTTGCCGCTCAGTACGGTGGCAAGATTCTCGCGGAGTACACCGAGGTCGAAACCGGCAAGCGGGCGGATCGGCCCGAACTGGCCAAGGCGATCGCTCACGCAAAACTCTCGGGAGCCACGCTGGTGATTGCCAAGTTGGATCGGCTGGCACGTAACGTCCATTTCACGTCCGGTCTGATGGACAGTGGCGTGGACTTCGTCGCCTGCGACAATCCGAACGCCAACCGACTGACCATCCACATCCTGGCAGCGGTTGCCGAAGACGAGGCCCGGCGGATCAGCGCTCGGACTACGGCGGCTTTGCAAGCTGCCAAGGCGCGCGGAGCAAAACTCGGCTCTGCCCGGCCGGGTCATTGGGAGGGCCGTGAGCATCGGCGCGGCTGGGCCAAGGCGACGGAGGTGGCTGCGAAGAAACGCTCGAAGGACGCTCGCGACGAATATGCCTTCCTGGTGCCAACACTTCAACAGATGCAGGCTGGGGGCAAGAGCTTCCAGAAGTTGGCCGACTGGCTCAACGATCAGGGGCACACGACGCGCCGAGGGGCCGCATTCACCAGCGCGATTGTTTGGCGTATCCTGAATCGCGTGGAACAAGACAAGGTAGCATGAGTACGATTCAACACGAAGAACACGACGGTCAGGTCTCGCTGTTAATTCAACCGCTATCCGGCGGCGAACTTCTCTCAATGATGCGAATCCGCGCCGACATTGCGCCGCCGGACGCAAGCCGCCGCAATCCGAAAATCGAAGTCTTCTTCCACGGTTCCGCCTACGCCGGCCAGGGCGGTCGCATGTCGCTCAGCAATGCCCGCGCATGGGGCAGAGCACTCCACGCCCTGATCGCCGAAGCCGAGCAGATGGCCGCGCAGA